CGCCTTGTGGAAGAAAGAAAGCTTCTACTAAAAAGAAAGGATATCCAAAGTGCGTGCCAAAAGCAAAAGCTGCACGTATGACTGCATCGCAGAAAAGGAGTGCTGTAAAACGTAAACGAGCTAAAGTCCAAGGTGTGGGTGGCAAGCCAACTAGAGTTAGAACTATAGCAAAAAGGAAAACAAATGCCCGCAAAAAGAAAAGGTAAGATGCCAGCAAGAAATAAAAAGAACTTTCGTTCTACGAAGTCTGGTGCAGGTATGACAAAAGCTGGTGTTAAAGCTTACAGAAGATTAAATCCTGGCTCTAAATTAAAAACAGCAGTCACTGGTAAAGTTAAAAAAGGTAGTAAAGCAGCAAAAAGAAGAAAGTCTTTTTGTGCTAGATCTGCTGGTCAGATGAAAAAATTCCCAAAAGCAGCAAAAAATCCAAATTCAAGACTTAGACAAGCAAGAAGACGCTGGAAGTGTTAATTTTCTAGCTTTTTGAAAAAAACGACCTCACTAGAAGCCCGTGATGAACATATCTTAAGGTAGGTAAGGCCCTAAGTATCGGAAGACTTAAAATTTAATACAGAGCTTCTACGTGCGTTTAACGCGATTTTCCATTTTTACCTGTCTAATCGTGTATTTTTCACCTGCATTTTTTAAATTTATAAGTTTTTTCTGTAAATTGGAGTATTTTCCCCAATCTTTTATTTCTTCTGCGGTTCTACCACAACCTTTACATCTGTCATCTCCCCATTGGGTAACGGAACAAATTCCAATACAGGGGCAATCTGCAAGACTTGAACAACATCCTAGTGTTTTTGTGAGGTGTGTGAATAGAGTTGTTTCACTGTTTATCATTTTTTTCACTTACGCTATTTATTAGACGACGTAAATACCACTCTGCTTTAAGTAAATCCTGCTGTTTATTTTTGTGTTCATACCTCCAAAGGTATTTCATTACATTTCCTTTGCAGTACGCCTCAAATTGTTCAGCAGTCATACTTGCTCTTATTGCTTCAATACACTCTATACCACTTTGGTTATAGTGCATTGGCTTATTTACTGGGTCAAATTCCATTTCTTCCTCCTTTATTGTAAACATATGTCTATTAATTTGTCTATAAATTGATCAAAAGTCCCGGCATGCTTTAAATATTCGTTTAATGTAAAAAATTCTTTTTGGAAGTTTTGACTTACAAGAACGTGATCCGGGGATCCTAGTACGTAATACACTGGCATGTTGTAATCATATTGTTGTTGCAACCAAAGTCTTTGTTGTTTAGAAAGGTCTACGGTTATTTTAGACGAACCACGGGCGGGAAGTTTTTGTTTGTATTTGTATTCAATGAAGGCAAACCCTTTAGGGCCAGAGTAGAAAGTGTCAGGCACGCCCCCATGATATGGGTCGTTTATTTTCCATCTGTAAATTTCCTTTGGAAGTTTTTTATGGACTTTGTTAATGAAATCCTTTTCTTTCACATAAGAAGTATAACATACGTACATGGGTGCGAAAGAATAGTTCGCACCCGTACGCAGTTTAATTACTTAGAAACGCTTTCAAATACTTTTTTAGCGCTCTCGTAATCTTCGTCAGTTACCCAACCAACATTTTCTACTGCAATGTTGTAGAACTTTTGACCAGCTCTGTTTTGGGTTTGTGAAGAAGACATTTTCCATAGTGATGAAAAACGATCTCCACCAAGACGGGCAATTTGAGTATTCCATTCTCTTGATACTCTAAGCTTCGATGAAGCGCAATCAAAGATAAATGGTGTATCTAAATTACCAGTTTCTGCATCTTTCATAATTAAAAGATGGGATTGAGTTTGTGTGATATCAAAATCATCGGGGTTCAATCCTTGAGCTGTGAGAGTATCAATAGCATCTTTTTCAGTACTATATGTACCTGCTAAGCCACCACCTTTCTCACGTTTTTTCCAAGCGACAAACTCTTCTGTAAACTTTACGTTAATAACGTAAATGTCTTTTCCGTAGTTTTCTCTTGTAATTGTATTAATAAAGTCGCCTGGTTTGCTACCTTCAATATACTCACTGTGGTTTTCGTCAACCTCATTACTGAGCTGTTGAAGTTGTTTAACCCTAGGGGTTTGCAAGTGGTCTGCAGTAACATTTTCGTTACCAAGACCACCACCAGCCTGCACGTGTGCAGGTACTTTATCACTTACTAGTGCAATATCTTTCATAGAACGTTCTCCTTTTTTCGTTGATATTGTTTATATTATTTTGACCTGAAGTTAATTCGGGTCAACTCCGTTGATGTTACGCCTGGAACAGCCTGTCCCATTTGTAACAACTCCCTATACGCAGTGGCTGACATACGTTTTTGCAGCAGCTCAAATTGTTTTGTATCAATTATATGCTGATGCAATGTATCCCAGTCATCTACTGTAGGAACTATTTCCTGTTTAATGGAAACAGTACACTGGTCGTTACCAACTCGATCAATTCCTTGTTCTTTAAGGCTGGTAGCGATTTGTGTTTCTAACATAGTTTTAGTATGTTTTAATTCTTTTTCTTGTTCTAACAAAGTGGCCAGATCCTGACGAACGTTTGTTAGTTCATTTAACATTTCATCTATAGTCAATGTAAAATCTCCTTATTTTTATTGTATGAGGTATTCATAGCAAGTCCCTCAGTTAGTTCTAATGCCTCCTTGCAAGCATCTGCTAATAAAAGTTGTAAATTTCTATTAGCATATTTTTCTGGTTGAGTTATTAATGCGTGTTCTATACATGTCATAATTAATGCAAGAGCTGTTGTTCTTTGTGGGCGTGAAGATAATTCGTCTAAAGTTTCGCCCATAGTTTCTTCAAGTAATCTTAAGATATGTTCATTCATTATTAAGCTCCGTAAGAATGTGAAGTAGGTTTTCCATTTTACCCAACTTCCCATTTAGTTTTTTGTATACTTCTTCTTCCCACGTTTTTCTAGCAGCAATAAGAATTGTTTCAGTTTTTTGTGTTTGACTGGCTCTGTGTATACGCCTGTTAAATTGTTGAAAGTGTTCAGCATTGTAGGTAGGTGAACACCAGATAGCTGTCGTAGCTTTTGTAAGTGTAAGACCATGACCTGCGGATTGTGGATGACAAAATAGTACACGAATATGACCAGCTTGAAATCTTTGTACAATATCTTTTCGTTTTTCAGCAGCTACACTGCCATCAATAATTTCATAAGATATTTTTTGTTTTTCTGCTAGTTGTATAAGTGCATTTCTTTCGTGACGCCAGTTAAATGCAACAATAGAATGTTTACGTTCTGCAACTAGATCCATAACTATGTCGTAACGTTCTTGATGTAAGTATTGAACTAGTCCATCTTCATCATAAACACCACCAGATATTATTTGTAATAACTTTTTAACTCGGGCTCCTGCGTGTACAGCATTAATAGTTCCGTGTTTAGTATACAAAACAGAGTCTTTACTGAAGTCGTTGTACATACGTTGAACCTCAGGGCTTAGGTTTGTACGTACTGTTCTAAGAATGTTTGGTGGTAAATCAATACAATCTTCTAATTTATAACGTATAGTTATATCACTTAGTTTGGCTCCTACAGCTTGTTCGATCCCAGGTTTGTCAACCCATTCATTAGCAAAACCATTAAACTTTGGTGTACAAACCTGATTACGGTAGGAATAAAAGCGTTGCCCAAGATGCTCCCCATCATCTACGAGCAACACTGGGTGCCAAAGGTCTAAAATAGAATTACTATTAGGAGTACCAGACATAGCAATCCTATGAGTAAACTGTGAGATAAAATTTCTGAGATTTTTTGAACGTTTTGAATCTTTATTTTTGAAAGCGGTAAACTCGTCAATAACGATTGTAGTAAATCCATCAAGGAGTGTTGGATTTTTGTGTAAAAAGTTAACAGCTTCGAAATTAGTAATGACCATTTGATAGGAAGTGTCAGCAAATATTTTTTTACGGTTTTTAGCATATGCAACTCCAAATTTTATATTAGGTTGAAACTTTTTAATATCATCAACCCAAGCTGCTTCTAGTATAGATAATGGTGCAAGTACAAGTGTTTTACCTGGAAAGTTTGTAATAGCGTCTAATACTGCTCGTGTTTTACCTGTACCAGGATCTGATGTTATAAGACAGCGTGGATGAGAAATTATAAAGTTAGAGGTTTTTGATTGATGCGCATAAGGCGCAGGTATATTATTCATTGTTCGTTTTCCGTTGTTAATGTTTCGTCGTTAAGTAGTTATTATAACTATTTAAGACCCCATTCGCAAATAGGATATTCACCATTTTTAAATGAACACCATTTACAATTATAAGTAGATGGATTGGGGAGAAACTTTGTAGCAGTAGTCATTTCAATAGCTCGTTCTTGTAAGTTTGGTAAAAACGACATAGCTTGATCTCTTGTATATATTTGTTCGCTAGTTTCTCCTAAGTCTAAATACCATAATTCTGTTTTTGCAAGTTCTAATTCTGGATATCTCATAAAACTTCCAATAGCATAAGTTAGTGCTTGCTGTGAGTGGCTTATCTCATTACCAAAGCGTTTGCCTGTTTTATAATCAATAACTCGCGCTGAGGTTTCTGACTCATGCATAATTGCATCTAATTTAACTCTACCCCATACTTCAGGAGCCATCCAACCACAAGGTTCCCATTCAATAGTAAACCCCCATTCCCCTTCTAGTTCTACATTTGCTTCTGCAAATTGTTCACGTAAATATTCAAATTCAGATTGGAATTTTTTAAGAGTATCAGGTAATTCACCTAATTGACCATTTACATAATCTTCGGCTTGTTGGTGTATTTCTGTACCACGTGCAGCGGCTGGGCCAAAGTCTTCTTGTACTTTTTTTACTTTAGAAATGTAAGAACGATAAGCGCAAGTTTCGTAAGTTTTTAAAGCGGAATGAGACCAGGTAGGTATTAAACCCAACTCCTTTGGTTTGTCCGTCACTATTACATTGTTTAGATCAGGACGCTTGTTTTGTACAAGCTCGGTCATATAGTGTTTAGCTTTTAGCTAACTCCTTTTAGTAGTTGCTTATCTCGTTCTTCAAAATGAGTATCAATTATCTCTTGTTTAGTATTATTATCTAATTTCCAAAGTAAGACAACCCCTCTAGCTGTTTTATTTTTTACACGTTTTACTGCAGTAGTTACATTTAAACGTGACATAGCTTTTGTAAAGTCTCTTTGAGACAATTTATTTCTTGTATCAGTCAGTACATCATAAACTAATTTAAAATGAGACATAGGTATGCAAACTTCTTCACCTGTTTTTGCAACCCAATCTTTTACATAACGTTGTGCTGTACTTATTCCGCCGGCGTCAAATGTGTTTGTAAGAGGGATTTCTAATAATTCTGTAAAATAAACTAAATTTCTTTGACGTATTGCAAAAGCAAATTCTTCTAAAACTGACATAGATATTTCTTTCATTTTAGATTTAGCTTCGTTTTCTAAAGCTGTATGTGCCATACGTTGGTCTACTTGAAATTTATTTAAGACACCTGCAAAGATATATAATTCTTTTTCTATCTTGTCTATATTTTGTAGAAGTTGAGGTTCACCTATTTCTAATTTTATTTCTTGACGTGGTGAAATGTTATAACGTCTGTCACCATCTTCTATTTTAACTGCGTCACCTCTGTTAGTTAAAAATATAAAATTACAAAAAGATGGCAGCTCAATTTGATTTGTACGCATTGCACGTATAGTTAATGTAGGTTCTGTAATTTGATGTTTAAGTTTATCTGCCATTTTACCTACACTACCTGCATCTCCCATGCGAAACTCATCAACTACTAGGAATAAAGCAGTACGCATATATAAATTAAATTGTTCTTCTATATTTTCTAGAGAACGCATTGGAACTTGAGGCTCACCAAATAAAGGTTTTAAAACTTTATGTATTAACAAACCTTTACCAGTGCCTGGTACGCCTGTAAATATCCATGCTGTCATTGTTTTGCGTTTGTTTTGGTATATATAAGCTAGCCAATTAATAAAATGTTCTACTTCTGTTTTACCATTACCAAGAACATGAGACAACAGAGTGTATATAGATGGAGTTAGATTTTTAATCTTCTCTGCCGTCCCATATTCTAGTTCAGGTACATGTTCTTCTTGTTGTAACATGTAAGATGTTTTTCTATATAAATTTACGTAATAGGGGGTTTCTTCAAGTTGAATACCTTTATTAGAACTTGGATCAAAAACAACCCTAGCATCTGGAATAAAATCCAAATTGGGGCGATTGTGAGACCTAAGAAAATCTTCAATCGATTGTTTATTTGTTGGCGTAAGGGGATAGTTTTCTGTAAATTGTTGTAATGTTTCATCAAATACTCCGTTATAGTAAGTGTCAGTATAAAAATCTCTAAGAGCTAAAGGTTTTAACTTTTTGTCTTTATCAATTTTATCTGCAAAAGTTTCAAATATGTTTTTATAAAAATCTGGATCGGCTTTTTGTATTTCCCATATAGGCTCACCTTTAAAGTTATACATATAATGTGGGTTAGTTAATACAAAATAATAACCACCACTGTCGCCCCCATTTACATTACAGTTAACATAAGGTTCTGCAACACGACTTATTTCAATAGTCATTTTGTCAGGGTTTTGTAAAACTTCTTGGGGTTCGCCTGCAATATTTACTGTAGCTGTTTTTGTAGTTTTTTTAGGTAA